ATTACTCTCTGATGGATGGACTTTGTTCCCCAGAAGAATTGCTTAAGGCTGCTAAGGATATTGGTCAGACAACTTTATCGGTGACAGATCACGGCACTCTTTCTTCACATCGTGAAATGCAGAAGGCTGCTAAGGATTTGGGTATGAAGCCGATCCTTGGTGTTGAAGCATATATTTCTGAGACTGATCGTTTTGACAAGCGTGACATTAAAGTGCGTGATGATAATACTCAGGTGTTTAATCATATTATCTTGCTTGCGCGAGATCAGCAGGGATTGAAGAATTTGCAGCAACTTTCTGAGTTGGCTTGGTCAGAGGGTTTTTATCGCAAGCCCCGTATTGACCTAGAGGTTTTGAGCGAGTACGGTGATGGGATTACAGTACTTTCTGGATGCATGAATGGTCTTATTTCTAAGGCTATTGAGAAAGAGAATCTTGATCGTGCTGAGCAGTTGACTCGTTGGTTCAGTAACCGATTTGAGAATAATTTTTACATGGAGATCCAGCCTCATAATCCTGCATCTCTGAATCACGAATTACTTAGACTTGCCGATAAGTACAATGTTGGTTCTATTGTTACTTCAGATTGCCATTTTGCCAAAGAGAGTCAGCGCGGTGTTGAAGAGGCTTTGCTTATTCTTTCAACTAAGCCTAATTACAATAAGGATGCTGATTTTGAAAAGTCTCGTAAAATGGATTTTTTTGAACGTCTTAACTACCTTTATCCTGATCGACCGATTAGTTTTCAGGATATCGACGTGTATCTCGCAGAGAGAGCGAACATCAAGGAGCAACTTGAAGCGCAAGGCATAGATCGTTCTGACATTTATGAAAACACTCTTGCCGTTGCTGATTCAGTTAGCGATTATGATTATGTAGAGAATAAGAATCTTCTGCCTGTGCCTAAGCGTAATGCTCATGACAAATTGTGGGAGAAGTGTCAGGAAGGCATGGTCAATCGAGGTATCATTGATGATAGTATCTACAATGATAGGCTTGAGATGGAACTGTCAGTAATTAAGAAGAAGGACTTCTCCGCTTACTTCCTAGTTGTTGAAGATATGATTACATGGGCAAAGTCTCAGGGTATTCTGGTTGGTCCGGGCCGTGGATCAGCGGCGGGATCTCTAGTTTGCTACCTTCTTGGTATTACAGAAGTAGATCCAATTAAATACGATCTATTGTTTGGTCGTTTTATTAACGAAGAGCGTAATGACTTTCCTGATATTGATACAGATTTTCAGGATACTCGCCGTGGCGAGGTAAAGGAATATCTGCGTAAGAAGTTTAAGAATGTTGCTTCTATTTCTACTTATCAGTATTTCAAGGACAAGGGTGTTGTTCGTGATGCTGCTCGCGTATTCATGGTTCCCCTGCATGAGGTGAATAAGGCTCTGAAGTCTGTAGAGACATTTGAAGAATTTGAGTCGTCTACTAACACTCAGGAATTTCGTCAGAAGTTCCCAGAGGTTCTGGACCTTGCTAAGAATCTGCGTGGAAGAATCCGTGGAACGGGTATCCATGCTGCGGGTATTGTTGTAGCAAAAGAGCCTATTAGAAATTATGCTCCTATCGAAACTCGCGCAGATACTTCTGATAGTGTGTCTGGTCGTATTCCTGTTGTTGCTTATGATATGGATCAGGCAGCAGATATTGGTCTGATTAAGATTGATGCTCTGGGTCTTAAGACTTTATCTGTTATTTCTAACACTGTTGAAATGATTAAGCAGCGGTATGGTAAAGAGATTGTTTTAACAGACATTAAGTTAGATGATAAAAAGGTTTATAATGATCTTACGATGGGGTACACGAAGGGTGTATTCCAAGCGGAAGCGACTCCTTACACTAATCTTCTTATGAAGATGGGTGTAGATAATTTTGAGGATTTGGTTGCTTCTAATGCTCTAGTTCGTCCGGGTGCCATGAATACTGTAGGTGCTAAGTACGTTGCTAGAAAGAAGGGTGAAGAAGTAACTACTTATATTCACCCTGTTATGCAACCTTATTTGATTAACACTTATGGTGTTGTCATTTATCAGGAACAAGTTATGCAGGCATGTGTGTATTTGGCAGGCATGTCATGGTCGGATGCTGATAAGATCCGTAAGATTATTGGAAAAAAGAAGGATGCTCATGAGTTCGATGTTTTCAAGGAGAAATTCGTTGTGGGGGCAACCCAGCATATTGACAAGGACTCCGCTGAACAACTCTGGCACGACTTTGAGGCGCACGCGGGATATTCGTTCAACCGTTCTCATGCCGTGGCATATTCCATGTTGTCGTATTGGACAGCATGGCTTAAGCATTACTACCCAGTCGAATTTATGTTCGCACTGTTAAAGAGTGAGAAGGATAAAGATGCAAGAACCGATTACCTTTTGGAAGCAAAGCGTTTGGGTATTAAAGTTTTGCTTCCTCATGTTAATGAATCTGATTTAGATTTCAGCATTCAGGGAGACTCTATTCGTTTTGGATTCTCTAATATTAAGTATGTTTCTGATGCGATTGGGTCTAAGATTATTGCCGCACGGCCTTTTAAAAGTTATTCTGATCTGGTAGAGTTTGCTCAGCAAAAGGGTAGCGGTATTAATTCGCGTGCCATTTCAGCATTGAATGCAGTCGGTGGCGCGGCATTTGATGATAATCCTCGTACTGGTAATGAATCTGAGAATTATTATGAGTATCTAAATATTCCCAAGTTTGATACTAAGGGTTTGCCGTTGGAGATTCGTTCTCAGATTTCTCCGTTGTCCGATTTTGAGGAACAGGGTTGTTTTGTTTTCATGGCTATGGTTAAATCTATTAAGCGTGGTAATGGTTGGTCGCGGGTAGAGTTGGTGGATGATACAGATTCTATTGGTATTTTTCATAGCGAGGGCACCCAGATTGAAACTAATAATATGTACATCTTTTTAGTCGGTGATAATAGAATTCATCGTTATGTTACTATTGAGGATGTTGTGGATCGAAAGTCTGATCCGTTTATTAAGTATTTGTATGCGAAGGAGATTCCTGCGGATACTAATCAGTATGGGGTGGTTGATTTTACTCCATATAGAACTAAGTCAAATAAAATGATGGCTCATATTATTATTGCCGATCATGATAAAGGATTACAGAGAGTAATCGCATTCCCTAAAAATTATACAGTTGTTCTAGGCAAGATGAAGCCGGGAGCAATTTGTGAGCCGGTTATCGATAAGTTAGATGACGGAACTATCTTTGTAAAGGAAGTAAGATGACAGAACAAACAAGTGAAGAGGTTAATGTACCAATTGCTCCAGAAAGGCTCTTGGCTGCTATTCTTAAGAATACTAATGAAATTGAAATTCCAGTAGAAGATCTTCTTGCGGATTACACAGATCTTGAAATTTCTGTATCGCAAGAACGTGATGATTATGTAATTTTTAGTTTAATTAAGAGGGAAGATAATGCATCTTGATAATTTAGCATTTGAGATTCATGATAATGCTTGTGAAAAAGGCTTTTGGGTAACTGATCCTGATATTAATTTTATGCTTGCTAAGTTGGCTTTGATTCATTCTGAGGTTAGTGAGACTCTTGAGGCTTTAAGAAAGCAAAAGGGACAGGCTGAGGTTGAGGAAGAATTGGCTGATATTCTTATTCGTCTGCTTGATTTTGTTGAGGGTGCTAAGCGTTCAAGGTGGGTCGATCCGAATTCGTCGTTTGACAAAGTTGTTCGTAAGAAGATTGATAAGAATAAAACTCGTCCGAAAAAGCATGGAAATCTGATCTAGGAATTCGATATTCCTGTATAATGGAATCAAATGCTAGATTCCTACATACTAGAAGGAATTGAAAGTGAATACCTTTTAGTTATTAAAACTGAAGATGTAAACACAATATTAGCGGTCATAGATCGCTTGAATACAGGTCGCCTTAAATGGATGAAAGACTTAGCCGCAGAATTAGAAAAGAGTTTATATGACCCCGGTAGCAGAGGAAATTCTAGCCAAACTAGATCCAAAGACAAGACAAAGAGTACAACTAGCAACAGAAATCGACGTACAAAAGCAGGTAACTCCCAGCATCGGGCTAAACCTCGCGCTTAAGGGCGGTCTGGGTTATGGCAGACAGGTTTTGGTATGGGGTAATAAGTCTGCTGGTAAGTCGTCCTTTTGCTTGCAAATGATTGCTGAAGCACAAAAGGATGGAAAGATTTGTGCGTGGATTGATGCTGAGTCTTCGTATTCAGCAGAATGGGCTAGTCGTCTGGGTGTAGATTCTGATAAGTTAATTTATTCTCCAGCAAAAACTATTAATGATATGGTCGATGTTGGTGTTCAACTTATGCAGGCTGGAGTGGATATCATTGTTGTTGATTCTATCTCAGCATTGCTTCCAGCGATCTATTTTGAGAAAGATGGAGAAGAGTTAAAGAATCTCCAAGACACCAAGCAGATTGGTGCTGAAGCAAAGGATATGACACATGCCGTCAAGATGCTTAATTATGCCAATAAGGATACGTTACTCGTTCTTATCTCTCAACAGAGAAATCAATTTGGGTCTATGCACGCATCACACATCCCAACCGGGGGAATGGCAGTCAAATTCTTTTCCAGTACTGTCGTTAAGTTATGGTCATCCGAAGCCGAAGCGAATGCTATCAAAACTGGAATTCGCGTTGGTGACAAGATTATTGAGCAGAAGGTTGGAAGACCTGTCAACTGGATTATCGACTACAACAAACTTGGTCCACCCAATCTCAGCGGTCAGTATGACTTTTACTACCAAGGAGACACAGTTGGCGTTGATGGAGTTGGTGAAACCTTGGACGTAGCCGAAATGATGGGTATTGTTCAGAAGGGCGGTGCTTGGTATACGGTGGGGGAAGAGCGTTTCCAAGGTAGGGCTAAGACTGTGGATTATTTGAGAAGTAATCCTGATGTTGTTGATAAGTTAAGGAGTGATATTTATGCCAAGTCTTAATGAATTTTTGGGTAAGCCTGATCGTGAGAAGCATGATTGGACTGGCTGGGAAGAAATGATGGGCTTGTATGGATGTCAAAAGTGTCCTTTAGATGCAGAAACTTCATATTTTAATCCTTCTACACGCGAAATGAAATGGATATGTCCTGATGGTCATGTTTCGGTGGTGGAACTTGACTGAGCGCGGTGAAATAAAGCGTGATGGTGCTAAGGCTCAAAAGAATTCTGGGCGTGGTCAGTACCAGAAGGGTGATGCTCGTTGGAAGAACTTTGTTGTAGATTATAAAGAATATTCTAAGTCTTTCTCAATTAATAAGTCTTCATGGGCTAAGATCTGTACAGATACGTTTAAAGTAAGTAGGGATTGTTTTCCTGTCCTTAAAGTTATTTTGGGTGATGGTAGTGAGAAGACAAGGCTTGCTGTTATTGAGTGGGCTTTGCTGGAAGATCTTGTAGAGAGTTGGGAGTGGCATCATGGTGGTGATTGAGCAGGTAAGTGAACTTACTGTTTTTAATGATATGTCTGCAATTATGCAAGATTCTGATCTGGACGAAGCATTGTCACTTGTGATAAAATTGATATCAAAGCCTGATGTTCCTCCTGCTAAGGCACCGGAACTGATTATTAGGTTGCAGGCTATGAGTGCTAAGTTTGCAATGCTTGCGAGATACTATACGTCTTTTGAAAAAGGTCCGGTAGCATCTCAGAAGAAGAATACCTATTACACAGCAGCAGATGCCATTGATAAACTGGTAGCAGCACTTAAATATTCGTTACGAGGTAATTATTAATGGCTAGAAGTATTATTGGTACGTTGAAGTTTCAGAAGCCTTTGGATGGTGATTTTGATCACGTCGCCTTTGGTAAGGAAATTGAAGATGCGTATTTGAAGCAGCGTCGTTCTGGTGGGATAACTAAGAAGACTACTTTTAGTCCTAGTAGTATTGGTTATGGTCATGGTAATTGTGCTAGGTATTGGTATATTGCTTTTACTGGTGCTGAGTTTAAGGAAACGGCGGATGCTCAGGGTCTTGCTAATATGCAGAATGGTACTGCTGCTCATGATAGAATTCAAAAAGTTTTGGAAGGTACAGGTAAGTTAAAAAGTGTTGAGGTTGAAGTTACTTATGATGATCCACCCATTCGCGGGTTTGTCGATGCTGTTTTGGAATGGGAAGGCAACGAAGTCATTGCAGAAATAAAGACTGCTAAGCAGGAAGTTTATGATATTAGGAAGTCTAGCATGAAACCTTCTGCCAATCATTTGCTTCAGTTGTTAATTTATATGAAGATTCTTAAGACTGCTCAGGGTGTTTTTATTTATGAGAATAAGAATGATCAGGAACTTGCTTTAATCCCGATTAAGGTTTCAGAAAAGTATATTAAGATTATTGAGGATCTGTTTACTTGGCTGAGAAAAGTTCGTGCTAGTTATGATGATGGACAGTTGCCTAATCGTGCGTTTACTAAAAGTAAGCCTGCATGTAAGGGTTGTCCTGTTTTTGATGCTTGCTGGAAAGAGTTGCCAGAGGGCGAAAATATTATTGAAGAGTATGTGCCACCGAAATGACAGAGACTTGTGCTTATAAAGATTGCGGTAAATCATTTATTAAACAAACTCATAATCAAAAGTATTGTTCTGATGAGTGCTGTAGAACAGCAACTAATTTAAAAATTAAAGAAAAGTATTATGAGAATAAGGAGCGCCTGCGTGGGAAGAAAAGAATTTGTTCACGTCGTGGGTGTTCTAATAATTTAAGCCGGTACAACATTAAAGATGTTTGTCAAGAATGTGTCGCTAAGGATGAGACTAAGCAGCGTAATTCTATTTTGGATATGATAAGAAATGTCTCTGGCTAAACTTCATAAAACAAAGGCTCACAAGGTTTTAGGTATTGATGCTAGTACCAATAGCCTTGCTTTTTGTATTTTTGAGGATAAAAAAGTAAAGTCTTATGGGGAAATTTTTTTTGAGGGGACAAATGTTTATGAAAGAATCCTTGACGCTAAAAGAAAGACAGCAGCGATTTGTAAAGCAGGAATCCTTGATGTGGACTTTGTTGCAATCGAAGCAGGGGTCGTTGTCAGATCTGCCGCGACCGGAATCAAAATGGCCTACGTTTTTGGGGTTATTATGGGTCAACTATTGGATGACAACATCGAAGTAATTGAAGTTCATCCAATAACATGGCAGTCTTTTATTGGTAATAAAAATTATACTAAGGCTCAAAAGGAAGCGGTAAAGAAGGAATTTCCCGGTAAGACTGAGAATTGGTATCGTAATAAGATCAGGTCTTTGCGTAAGGAAGCAACTTTACAGTTTATGCATGATAAGGGTATAATTACTAGTAGCGATAATGTCGCTGATGCAGCCGGTATCGCATGGTATGCTGCACATAATTTAACAAGGTAATACATGTATAATTTAACTTCTATTATGTGGGTAAAGAATGAAACTAAATACATTCCTGAATGGATTGAATTTCATCTTATTCAGGGAGTTGATCATTTCATTCTTTATAATGATAATTCTACTGATGGTTTTTATGAAATACTTGATTCTTATATTAAAGAAGGCATTCTTGAAGTCAGGACTTTTCCAGAACATTTAACTCGTCAGGATAATATATTATTTTGGACAATGAATCATTGCATTGACGAACAAAAAAATAAGACAAAGTGGGCATTTTTCCATGCGATTGATGAATTTTTATTTCTTAAAGATGGTGGAAATTTAGTAGATTTCTTAAAAAAATATGAACCGTACGGAGCATTAGGTGTTGAATGGGAGATGTTTGGTCCTAGTGGGCATATTGATATGCCCAATGATTTGGTAATAAATAGTTACACTAAGGCTGAACGCGATCTCTCCCATCACATTAAAACTATTTTTATGCCGGAGCATACTATTTCTTATGGCGGAAATCCTCATACGGTTATGCTAAACGGTATGAGTACAGTAAATGAAAGATTTACACCATTGGGTCTTTCCCCTTTTAATAATCAAGATCCCGGTTTTGATAAAATAAAATTACATCATTATTGGACTAAATCTAGAAATGAATTTATTGAAAAAAGATCTAAAGGTTATTTGGATCTACCCGGAAAAGAATTTAATGATGGGGAAACAATGCTAGATCATTTAAATTTAGATGGAAAAAGTACACATGAATGTAAAGACTTATTTAAATATTCAGATTTAATTAAAGAAAAACTTGTAAAAAGATACGGCGGGGAAAAAGATTTATTGTCTAGGATTGTTCATTAAAATGAGCAAATTATATGAATCTAAACAATGGTTGTATAAACGATATGTTGTAGAGAAAAAGAATATTGTTGAGATGGCTAGAGAAGCAAAATGTAGTCATATGACTATACAGCGTGCCCTAGAGAAGATGGGCCTTTTAAAGAAAAGAGTCAATTAGTGCTAAAAGAGAATATGTCATGAAAAGGGCCGTCGTTTTTGTAGTTTGTGGAAGAATTGATTTTACTAAACAAACTTTAGATTATTGGGCAGATGCTAGAAATATCGATGAGTTTGACTTTTATTTTAAATTAGAACCTCATCCAGAAAATGACGAAATTATTAAATTGATTGATTCTTTTAAAGAAAAAACAAAAACTGAAGTTGGCGTTATTTTAAACGAAGAAGTTTTGGGCGTTGATGGTAAAAATCATGATACTGCTATGAGGTTGATGTTTGAAAAAATGGAATATGATTTTGTTGTTTTGGCAGAGAATGATTTAATTCCTTCAGAGGATATTTCAGATTATTTTGTTGAACTGTCAAATAGATTTAAGGACGATGATTCTATTTTTGCTGTGTGTGCAAATTATCATACTCCCATGAATTATGCAAATATTTGGGATGCTAATGGTAATCTTGTTGTTGCAAGTCCTGAAGAAAAAAATGTTTTTGACATTCAGCCGTTTTGGGCAGGCTGGATTTGGGGAACTTGGAAAGATCGTTGGCAAAAATATTTAAGTGAAGGAATTTATCGAGAAGATCTACACTACGACGCCTTTGTGTCACAGCGAGTTGTTCCTGATAATAATTTGTTTTGTGTAATTCCTAGATATTCTAGGTCACAGCATATTGGTCATTATGGGGCACATCATCAAAGTTCTTTTGATTTTCAAAAGTCTCAGACTGTTTTTGAAAAAAATTATGTGTGGGAAAATTTAGTTTGCGGGAATAGATAATCTATGAAAAAAGCATTAATTACTGGTATTACAGGTCAAGATGGATCGTATTTGGCAGAACTTTTATTAGAAAAAGGTTATGAAGTTCATGGCATCAAGCGTAGATCTTCTTCTATTAATAGTGAAAGAATTGATCATATATATAATGATAATAATTTTATTTTGCATTACGGTGATCTGACAGATGGAACTAATTTGACTAGGTTAATTGCTGACATACAGCCTGAAGAAATATATAATTTGGGTGCCCAAAGTCATGTTCATGTATCTTTTGAAATCCCAGAGTATACGGCTCAAGTTGACGCCTTGGGAACTCTTAGAATTTTAGAAGCAATAAGGCTTCTAAAATTGGAAAATAAAACTAGGGTTTATCAAGCATCCACCTCAGAACTTTATGGATTAGTTCAAGAGGTTCCTCAAAAGGAAAATACTCCCTTTTACCCCAGATCACCTTATGGGGTAGCAAAGTTATATGGGTATTGGATTGTAAAGAATTATAGAGAATCTTATGGCATTCATGCAAGTTCTGGTATATTATTTAATCACGAATCTCCCCGTCGCGGAGAGACATTTGTTACAAGAAAAATTGTAAAGGGTCTTCATAATATTTCTTGTGGTAATCAAGATACCCTTTATTTGGGTAATTTGAATGCCAAAAGAGATTGGGGTCATGCCAAGGATTTTGTTGAGGCTATGTGGCTTATGCTTCAACAAGATCGACCAGATGATTATGTTATTGCAACAGGCGAGCAATATTCAATTAAAGAGTTTATTGAGGCTTGCGCTCCATATTTTAATATGTCAATTGAATGGAGAGGTCATGGGCTTAATGAAGTAGGAATTGATAAAAATACTGGCAACCTTGTAATTGAAGTTGATCCAAAATATTTTAGACCAGCAGAGGTTGATTCTTTGCTGGGCGATGCAACTAAAGCAAAGAGTGTGTTGGGATGGACTCCAAAGCATAGTTTTGAACAATTGGTAAAGGATATGTGTTTAAATGGAACTTGATAGTAAAATATTTGTTGCTGGACATAGAGGATTAGTGGGATCTTCTATTGTAAGAAAATTAAATGATTTAGGTTATAAAAATTTAATTTTTAAATCTAAAGAAAAATTAGATCTTCGTAGGCAACAAGATGTAGAAAATTTTTTTAATGAAGAAAAACCTGAGTACGTCTTTATGGCAGCCGCTAAAGTGGGTGGAATTGCATATAATAAAAAATATCCGGCTGATTTTATTTATGAGAATTTACAAATTCAAAATAACGTAATTAATTCTGCGTATAAAAATAATTGTAAAAAGTTTCTTTTTCTAGGCTCTGCTTGCATTTATCCTAAAATTACACCACAACCAATAAAAGAAGAATTTTTATTAACAGACACACTTGAACCAACTAATGAAGGTTATGCTATTGCAAAAATTGCTGGTCTTAAAATGTCTAAAATGTATAAAGAGCAATATGGTTTTAATGTTATTTCTTTAATGCCAGCAAATCTTTATGGAATTAATGATAATTTTAATATTGATCAATGCCATGTCATACCTGCAATTATTAATAGATTCATTTCTGCAAAAAAAGACGGGGTAGGAGAAGTTGTGTTATTTGGCGATGGTACTCCAACCAGAGAATTCCTTTATGTTGATGATCTTGCAGATGCATGTGTTTTTTTAATGAATAATTATAACGATTCAGATCATATTAATGTTGGATCTTCTGAAGAATATTCGATTAAAGAAATATCTGAAATTATAGCGAAAAAAGTTGGTTACAACGGAACGATTGTTTGGGATACTTCTAAACCAAATGGAACACCCAGAAGGAAATTGGACAATACAAAAATAAACAATTTGGGCTGGGAACCCTCCGTGACCTTGGATGAAGGATTAGATAGAACTATTGCTTGGTATTTAGAAACCGGAGGCGTAAGAAATGTCTAATTGGAAATTAATGGAAAACGGCATTACCAATATGGATAGGCTAAAACTTGCTAAATTTGTACTTACAACAAAAAAATTTACAAATGGTGATCAAGTAAGAAAATTTGAAAAACAGTGGAGTGAATGGTTGGGATGCGATCATTCCCTTTTTGTTTCTTCTGGCAGTACTGCCAATTTACTTTTAATTTCAGCAATTAAAGAAAAATATAATCTAAAAAACGGAGATAAGGTTTTAGTCCCCGCATGTACATGGGTAACTAATGTTGGTCCCATTATTCAATTAGGATTAACTCCTATTTTTTGTGATATAAATTTTGAGAATTTTTCTTTCGATGTTGATGATTTAAAAAAAATTGCAGAAATTCATGATGATATAAAAATAATATTTGTAACACATCTTTTAGGTTTTCCTGCTGATAACGAAAAATATTTAGAAATATTTCCACAAGCAATTGTATTAGACGATGTTTGCGAGTCTCATGGAGCAAAATTTAAGGATGGGTCTAGGGTAGGGTCAGACAGTTTGGGTGCGACTTTTAGTTTTTATTTTGGTCATCATATGACAACTGTTGAAGGCGGAATGGTCTGTACCAATGATTCAGAACTTTATGATTTAATGAAAATGAAAAGAAGTCATGGTATGGCTAGGGAATCAATAAATTTTGAAGATTATGCTAAAAAATATTCCAATATCGATAAGTCTTTTCTCTTTGTCACAGATGGTTTTAATTTTAGGAATCATGAAATTTGTGCCGTGTTAGGTATATCTCAACTAAAAAGATTAAATGATAATATTGAAAAAAGAAAAAAAAATTATGAAGAATTCTTAAAATTAATGAGTAATCATGAGGACAAATTTTATGTACCTAAAAATATTGAGGGTAATAGTAATTTTTGTTTTCCTCTTATTTCAAAAAACAAGGATATATACAATCGTTTAAAAGAAAAATTTATTGAAAATGATATTGAGTATAGGCCGGTAGTAAGCGGAAACTTGCTTTCGCATCCCTTTTTAAGAAATTACTCTTTAGAATATGTTAAGAATCAAGGTTCAAATGTTCAAATACTTGAGAGCATGGGCCTTTATGTTGGTAACAGTCAGTTTGTTGGTAAAAAAAATATTGAAATCTTAAAAAGAATATTAGGTGATATAAGTGAAAATCGGTAATAATATAGACAAAATTATTATGAATCATGTTGATGAAGTTTTAAAAAATAATGAGTTGCCCGACACTCAGTATATTGAAACGGACAACCTTGGTGAAGTAATTGAAAAATTGGTTATTCTTCATATAAGAACATGGATGCTAGAAGATATGATTCATTCTGCACAAACAGATTCAGAAGTTGCAGAACTAAAAAGGAAAATAGATATTTGCTTTAAGCAAAAAAGACCAAAATTTGTTGAAGCGATTAATCTTATGATTGATAATGCTATTCTTAAAGGCAAGACCTTGAATGAAGAGTCTGTAAAAATTTATAAAGGGGTTTAAGTGTCAAGTAAAAATATTATATTTTTTAATCATTATCATAATGGTGATATTGTGGCGACAAGGGAATTTATTAAAGAGATTGTAAATTTTTATCCTGAAATAAATTTTTCTTATGCTCATCATAATGGTGAAAAAATATTAAGAGATATAAATGTTGCTTATATAGACATTAAAGAATTATCAAATATTCCTGAAAATCAGAAATTTGTATATCAAAATGACACCCTTTTTGTTAATACTTGGATTGGAAATTATCAAAGACGTGGAATTTTTTGGGCAATGTATTATGAAATATTCGCATCAACATATCAAGTTATATCAGAATTCTTAAATAAAGAAATAAGAGTCAGTAAAGCAAGTGATTATTTACCAAAAATAAATTATGATTTTTTTGATATTCCAAAAGATTTTGAATATTTTTTTGACAAAACAATTCTTTTTTCTAATGGTCCAGTAAATTCTGGTCAATCTTACCTGTCAAGTACGGAAGGTATTGTTGCTGCATTAGTAAATAATTTCCCGGATTATCGAATTATTTTAACTCATCAAAGTTCTTTAGATGCTTCAAATATTTTATATACCAATAATTTAATTTCAACAATTGGTTCAGATTTAAATGAAATATCTTGGTTGGCACAAGAACATTGTAAATATATAATTGGAAGAAATTCTGGACCGTACCTTTTTGCATTAACTGATAAGGTTATGAATGACCATAATCGATTCCTATTCTCCTTCGGCTGCAATCCAACAGATTGTTTTAATTATGAAATGGATTTTAATGCAAAAATAGGATGGTTACTTGATGGAACTGGATATCATAATGGAGATGAATCAAAAGTTATTGATTCAATATTAAGTTTTATAAATAAGGATTTGGAAAAAAATGACTAGCATTAAATATTTACCAGAATTATATAGAAAATATTTTTCTGAAAAAGCAAGCGTAATTTTTGATATCGGATCGCGTGATGGAGATGATGCAGCCTTTTTATCAAAAAGTTTAAATACTGATAAAGTTTACATTTTTGAATGTCATCCAGAATGTTTTAAAAATATTAATAATAAATATCCACATTTTAATAATATTAATGTAGCAATTTCAAATTTTTGCGGTAGGTCAAATTTTAATGCTTTATATACAAATCTTGGAGAAATGGGTATTTCTTCATTAAGAAATAGGAATGATGATTATTACACTAGTAGGGATACTAGAACAGTAGAGGTTGAAGTTTCTACTATAAAGAATATGATTGAAAAATATAATATTGATTGTGAAATTGATTTGTGTAAAGTTGATGTTGAAGGATGTACATATGAAGTTTTAGAAGGATTTGAAGAAAAGATAGATATGGTAAAAATGTTTCATCTTGAAGTGGAAGAAATTGAGATTTGGAATGGGCAAAAAGTTGCTGATGACATTGTTGACTTTATGAAGAATAAAAATTTTGATTTAGTTTTAAGTAAAAGGTTTGCACAATCTTCTTTAGATTTAGTTTGGATTAATAAAAAATTGACATGACAATATCATTTAATCAATTGGGAACTATGGGTCGATTGGGTAATCAATTATTCCAATATGCGTCTACAAGGGGGATAGCGAGTAACAATGATTTTCAATACTCGTTGTCTACAGGAGATGCAGGAGTAGAAAATTTAATAGAAAAATATTTCTATTTAAAAAATGTTTTTACATATGTAAAAAATGAAAAAAATTTTGTTGAAAAAAAACACAATTTTGATGAAGAATTGTTTAATAATTGTGAAGATAAAATAAATTTAATTGGATATTTTCAAACTGATAAATATTTTAATCATATAAAAAAAGAATTAATTGATGATTTAATTTTTAAAAAAAAATATGACCTTCCGTGTGAAAATTATATTTCTATGCATATTAGACGTACAGATTATTTAAATCAACAGGAACATTTTCCCGTAATACCAATTGAATATTATCATCAAGCATTAGATAAAATTTCAAGTAATCTTAAAATTGTTATTTTTTCAGACGACATTGAATGGTGTAAAAAAAATATTACGGCTGATTTTTATATCGGAAATAATTCCCCAGACGAAGCCTTATATCTTATGACTAAAGCAAATCATAATATTATTGCTAATAGTTCTTTTAGTTGGTGGGGGGCTTGGTTAAATAAAAATCCTGATAAACTTGTTGTGGCCCCTAAAATATGGTTCGGTCCTTCTTCCACTAACAATAATGAGGATAAAATCCCTAATTCATGGATACAGGTATAAAATGATATTGGCAAAAAATTATGGCACAGAAGGATGGGCCATCGGTGAAAAAGAAATGTATTTTCCTGATAGTGTCGCTATTAGCCATGATACGTTGCGTCACGATTCATCATTTAAATATAATGTTTTATGCTTGATGGAATCTGAAGCGGTAATCCCGAATTATCCTATTGAAGAAATGAGAAGGTTTGATCTGGTTATTACATGGAGAGAGTCGGTACTTGAACAATTAGATAATTCTGTAAAATTGTTATATGGAACTTCGTGGATTGATAATGTTAAAAGTGAATATGAAAAAGATAATAAAATATCTTTTTTAACTTCTACAAAAAATTTTACAAGTGGACATAATTTTAGACAAAGTTTAATTCCATTTCTTGAAAATATAAATAATATTAATGGATACAAGATAGATTGTTTTGTCACGCCACCCAGAATTCCTTCTAAAGATGAAACTTTAAATGATTATAAGTTTTCTATTGTAGTGGAAAACGATAGAAAAAATAATTATTTTACGGAAAAAATTATTGATTGTTTTATTACAAAAACTATTCCTATTTATTGGGGATGTCCAAACATTGGACAGTATTTTGATATGTCCGGTATAATAGAATTTAATGACATAAGTCATTTAACTGATATTCTAGGAAATCTTGAAGAAGACTCATATCTTAAAGTTTTTGATGCTGTAGAAAATAATTATAATACTGCACAAAACTATTTGTCTTATTGGGATCGCATAGAAAATCAGATCAGAGAAAAATTTTGGGGATAAATGTATATCGCTTCCTGCCCTTTAAGAATATCCCTTTTTGGAGGATCTACCGATAACCCATACTTTATACAAAAATATGGATACGGTTCCGTTATAAGTTTTACCCCAAATTTAAAAACATATGTAACTTTAAGTCAGGACCGGGCAGGGTTTAATAATATAGATCATAAATATATTGTTAATTATTCTAAAAGAGAAGAAGTTCACGATATTGAATTAATTCATAATGAATTGGTTAAAACTGTTTTGCAACATTTTTACATTCCTCCATCCATGATTAGTTTGACAAGCGACATATATTCTCAAGGCAGCGGCCTTGCTTCATCTTCTTCATATTTAATTAGTTTAATAAAAGCGATATCTATTTATAATGGAATAGATATGAGTGATGTTGAAATTTGTAAACTTGCGTATGAGTTAGAACTTAAATTTAATCCTTATTGTGGTTATCAAGATCCTTATGGTTGTGGTATTGGCGGATTTAAGCGTTTAGAATTTATTAAAAATGGTCGGGTAAAGACAGAAATTTTGAATTCTGAGATATTTAATTCTTATGATACACATCTTATTTTTACTGGAATAACTAGAAATTCTAAAGAAGTTCTAAGGGATATTAGTTAAAATGTTGATAAATCTTCGTCCCTCCTGCCTCTTGTAGATAAAGCGCATGAAGCATTAGAGAATAAAAAATATGATCAATTCATTAGTCTTTTCAATCAAAGTTGGGAAGAAAAAAAGAAAACTAGTTCAATGATTATTGAAAACGAATACCTTTATTCAATGGATCAGGCATTAAGTCAAAACAAGACTGTGTTAGGGCATAAATTATGTGGTGCTGGCAACGGAGGATTCTTTTTAGTGTTTTCCAATAAGAACAGTTTAAATATTGATTTTAAAAATATTAAAATTAATTTATCTACTAATGGAGTAACAGGAGAAAAAATATGAATTTTTTTAATGAATGTATCAGCGCCATTAATTCAATTAACAATAATGAATATGTTAAGTTTAAAAATCAATGTAATGAAAAAAATAAAATAATTTTGCTTGGTAATGGCGGAAGTAATGCGGTTGCTGCTCATATTGCTCAGGATTTAACAAAACGTGCCGGTAAGCGTGCGATGTCTTTTACAGATCCATCTATGCTCACATGTTTTATAAATGATTATGGTCAAGATCTAGCATACACAAAATATCTTGAATTTTATGCAGACCCCGACACCTTCGTTGTCCTTGTTAGTTCTTCTGGTAATTCTGAGAATTTAGTAAATTGTGTTAAATGGTGTGAGAGTAATAATGTTCTTTATGGCATACTTACCGCCTTCGACAAAAGTAATCGAATGAATAGATTTGCTTTAAATCCTGTATTTAATTATCATGTGGATACCTATAGTTATGGTGTTGCAGAATGTGTGCATCAAATTTTTCTTCATGGTGTAGTGGAGTGTAGTGAATGATTTATTGTTTTGACTTAGATGGAACTATCTGTACATCAGTAAAAAATAGTCAATATGAATTTGCCATGCCAGATCCAGAAATGATTTTTAGAATAAACAATTTATATGATCTTGGTCACACAATTAAAATTATGACAGCGCGTGGCTGCGTTAGCGGAATAGATCATGCCGAACTTACACAAAAACAATTGTCTGAATGGGGCGTCAAACATCATGAGTTAATCATGAATAAAAAGCCGGAAGCGGATTACTTTATTGACGATAAAGCAATGAATGTGTATGATTGGAAAAGGGGAAAGATTTTTGATCGCGGAGTTGTAGCGGGAGCGTTTGATTTAATTCATCCGGGATATATAAAAATGTTTAAGGAAGCAAAGGAATATTGTAATCATCTTACAGTATTGCTTCACGCAGACCCCTCCCTTGAAAACGGTAAGCCTCGTCCGGTACAGTTTTTGAGAGACAGAATAGAGATTCTTCAAGAGATGAGAAGTGTCGATTCTGTCATTCCATATAATACAGAGCAGGGATTATATGAACAATTAAAGTATGGCGATTATGATGTTAGATTTTTAGGTTCTGATTATAAAAATAAACCTTATACTGGACCTGATCTTAATATGTCTATATTTTTTATTGAACGTAATCATAATTATTCTACAACAGCATTAAAATTAAAAATTAAGGAAAGCATGTGAAAAGTTTAGTTACGGGTGGCGCAGGATTTATTGGTTCACACATCGTAGATAAATTAATAGAAATTGGTCATGAGGTTATTGTAATTGATAATCTATCAGCAGATTGTAATGATCAATTTTATTTCAACAATTCAGCATCCTTTTTTAAATATGATATTTGTGATTATGAAAACACTCGTCATTTATATGAAGGTGTTGATTATGTATTTCATCTTGCAGCAGAATCGAGATTGCAGCCAACAATCTTAAATCCAATTAAGGCTATGGAGAAAAATGTTGTTGGAACATGTACAGTTTTACAATGTTCTAAAGAGGCGGGTGTTAAGCGAGTAGTTTATTCTTCCACATCATCTGGATATGGTAATAATTTAATACCAAATGATGAAACACAGTTAGATGATTGTCTTAATCCCTATTCTGTTTCCAAAATTTCGGGAGAAAAAATTTGCAAACTATACTCTAATTTGTATGGATTAGAAACTATCTCTTTGAGATACTTTAATGTATTTGGTGAGAGAGCGCCAAATAGAGGGCAGTACGCTCTCGTTACTGGAATTTTTATGAGACAGCACAGGAATAATGAACCATTGACCGTAGTAGGGGATGGAACTCAGTCTAGAGATTTTATTTATGTAGGGGATGTCGTTAAAGCAAATATATTGGCGGCTACATCCTCGATTGATCATCAGTGGTTTGGTAATATTTTTAATGTTGGAAGTGGACGTAGTGATAAAATAATAGATTTAGTTGATATCGTATCAAAAGATTATATTTTTATTGCAGAACGTCCGGGAGAAATAAAAGACACTTTAGCGAATATAGATAGAGTAAAAGAAGTTTTTAATTGGAAACCACAGAAAAATATTAAAGATTGGTTGAGAGATGAGGTTAGATGAGTTTTTTGATCACATTTATTGTATAAATTTAGATAGAAGAGAAGATCGTTGGCAAGAATCCTTGGAAGAATTTTTAAAAAATGATATTAAAGATGTTGAAAGATTTTCTGCAACAGACGGGACTTTGATTCCAAGAGATGGGTACCCCGGAAACATGAAGTCGGGAGATATTGGATCACTTTTAACTCATCAAAGAATTTTTGCTGATGCTATAGAAAATGATTATAATAATTTTTTATTAGTTGAAGATGATGTTCAGTTTATTGAAAATTTTTCAAATTTATTTTCTGAAGCAATTAATGATCTTCCTGAAGATTGGCAAATTTTTTATTTAGGCGGTAATCATAACCTTGGTTCTCCTTCACCCATTACCGAAAGAATTGCTTTAGCAAATAGAACTTTGGCTACTCATTCTATTTCATTTAAAAAAGAAATTTATTTTGATGTATTGAATTTGTTAAATTCAAACGAACCAAATGATGTTACTTACGCAAATAATCTATATAGGTTTAAGAGTTTTGTGTGCTATCCACCGCTTTCTTGGCAGCGTCCCAGTTGGTCAGATGTAGAAAATACTTATGCAGATCATGTGCATTTGAGAAATTATTAGGAGAAAATGTGGATAAGACAATTGGTGTAATAATAGTTTCATATGGCGAAGGTGATTGGCTACCAATGTCTTTACAGGCATATGATTCAGTTATAAAGCAGACAGTAATGCCAGATGAAATTCGTGTTGTAAACATTAAATCTCAAACCGACCTTGCTAATCTTCGAAATAAAGAAATAGAAAATCTTTCTACAGAATATTTTTGTATCTTAGATGCAGATGATATGTTGCATCCAGATTTTATTAAAAATTTTCATGAAGGTTTTGGAGACATTATGAATCCGTTTCAAGTTTATGTGGGGGAAGATTTTAGTAACCGCAGAAGGCTTGAAGGTAATCTTAGAAATAATCCATATATAATTGTGGGTGCCCCAGCGCGGAGAGACTTGTTTCTTGAGGTTGGCGGCTTTGATTCAAGGTTTAAGGTGTCTGAAGATTATCACCTATGGTGTAAAATGTATAATAAAGGTGCTTATGTTGGTAAGACTGATGGTATATATATAATTCGAAATAGACCGGATGGTAGAAATTTAAAAAATGGTATCGAATTTTGTCATCAAACCAATATGCTTATTAGAAAGGAAGTATTTGGCTATGCCTAAATTTTCCATTATTGCTGTTGATTATGATCGCCATGTTCCAAGGCCGGGGATGAAAAGAGGTTTGCTGAATCTTGCTAATCAAACTTTTGACGATTTTGAATTAATAATTGTACATGATGGTCCAAAAGAAATTCCGTATGAGCAAGAATTTGATTTTTCTAGATTTAAAAATAAACCAATTTTTTTAAATACTCCAGAAAGAATGAACAATTGGGGTCATAGTTCAAGAGATATGGGTATGAGGATTGCAAGCGGTGTATATTTCTTGCAATTTAATATTGATAATATTCTTTATCCTGATTGTTTAAGTACAATTAATAAAAAAATTGAAGAAACAGGCAGCCAGATAATAATTTTTACAATTATTCATCATAAACTTAATGCGTTATATTTAAATAATCAGGTGATGGTACAAAATTTGGATGGCGAGATAGTTGATAGCAGACCTCTGAATAATATTTATTCTTTTCCGGGCTTGCCGCCGGTTCTTTGTAATATCGACGCTCTGCAACTCGTTGCCCATAGAGATATATGGGAAAAATATAATTATTGGTATGATTTAACCGAACAAAGTGACGGAAGAATTTATGAAAGAATATGTAAGGAAAACAGTTACGAACATATACCAGATATAATTGCAGAGAATTTTTAAAATTTATATAATAGTTTAAATAAAAGATTGGCAAGTATAAATGACTATTCCCTTAATTGTTCCTGTATTAAACAGATTTGATTTATTTACTGATATGATGACTTCTGTTGATTATGATATAAGACCTTATATTATTGATAATTCTCAATATAATCGTGGAGTTTCGAAGGCTTGGAACTTGGGTATGGTTAGGGCTAAAAGGGATGGGTTTAACTATGCCATTATTTCTAATGATGATGTAAAATTTAAACCAGATACAATTAAAAAATTGTATGAAGAAATATTAAAAAATGAGCATGTCATTATCGGAGCAGACCAGCATTTAGATAGAGAAGAGTGTGGTTTGATTAAAGAGGAAAGACCAGAAGATATATTTAGATCGGTCTTTTGTTGTTTTGCAATTAATATAAATAAATTAATTCTTAAGTGCGGGTATTTTGATGAAAAATTTTATCCCGCATATTATGAAGACAATGATATGAGATATAGAGCAAGAATGGCTGGTCAGAGTATCAGAATCCATACTGAAGCAAAAATTATTCATCATAAATCTTCAAGTAATTCAAATCCCGAAAAACCTTCTCTTTCAAATGAACAGTTTCAAGCGAACGAGAAATATTTTATTAAAAAGTGGGGTGGCTATCCTCAAGAAGAAACTTTTACGACGCCTTTCGGTAATCCGAATTTAACCATAAAGGACTGGTAATAATGAAGTTATATAATAATCAAGAAGCGCTGTGTTTTGATGATATATTGATGGTTCCAAAACCTTCCTCAGTTGAGAGTAGAAAAGATATAGATCTTAATATGTCAATTGGGGTTGAAAGAAAAATTGATTTATATCTTCCAATTATTGCTTCTCCAATGGATACAGTATGCGAACAAGAAATGGCTATGGAAGTTTCTTCTTACGGTGGTCTAGGAATTATTCATCGTTTTATGAGTAATGAAAAACAGACACAGCAAGTTAATGCAGTTGCTGTGAAAAAGCATCTTGTTGGTGCCGCAGTAGGAGTTTCTACAACAAATAATTCAGTTTTAAACCAAGTAAAATCTTTAGTTTATTCAGGTGCAAAGGTTATTCTGGTTGATACTGCAAATGGTCATAATTCTCTAGCGGTTAATACTGTTAGAGAAATTAGAAAAGCATTTCCTGAAATTCATATTATGGCGGGAAATGTTTCCACATGGGATGGTTTTATGAAACTTGCTATTGCCGGTGCTGATTCTGTCCGTGTGGGTATTGGTGGCGGTTCAATGTGTAGTACCAGAATTGTAACTGGTCATGGTATGCCGACGCTGGCTTCTATTATGGAAATTTATGAGATGCTTGAGCGTCTTGATCTTCCAACTTCTATTATTGCTGATGGTGGAATTAAGAATAGCGGAGATGCTATTAAGGCTTTTGCTGCTGGTGCTGATGCAATCATGCTGGGCTCTGCCTTGGCTGGTCATAAGGAGGCACCGGGCAAATTGATTGAAAGAGGCGAAAAGAAGTATAAGGAATTTAGGGGTATGGCAAGTCGTCAGGCGCAAGAGAATTGGCATGGTAAAGTTTCTGTAGTTGAAGGAGAATCAACCTTAGTTCATTATAAGGGTGACGTTGGCAGAACTTTAGATGAATGGCGTGCCGGAATTCAGAGTGGTTGTTCTTATTCTGGCGTTCACAGTCTTGAAGACTTGCAACTTTTTTCAGAATATATTAGAGTTACCCCGAATAGTTTAAAGGAGAGTGTACCGCATGGCAAATCTTAAAATGGCACTTGATAGTGCATACGACAAGGATTCACCAAGGAACAAGGTTGAGTTAGAAATTACTAAAATTTGTAGTGAAATGGCTGATTTTCTTATTCAAAAGAATAGGGCTTATGGTAATTCCGCGCTTGAGCCTGTGAGAGTTTTTTCTAAATCGGATAATACGGAGCAACTTCTTGTTAGGATTGATGATAAATTAAGTAGATTCCTTAAGGGTAAGGAGTTTCCCGGTGATAATGATATTGACGATCTAATTGGCTATCTGGTATTATTAAAGGTAGCAAAGCGCGACAATTGGAGATAAAATGCCGATGTACACATATACCTGCGTACCTTGTGACAAGGAAATGGTTCTGCGTCAAAAGATGGAGCAGCGTGATCAAGCATACTGTCCTGAATGTGGATATAAGTTAATTCGTGGGATTGATCGGCCCGGTTCGGTCTGGGCACCGACAGCCGGTGGATACAGATGAAAAAGAAAAGGGAAAAGATTACTCTTCCTCCATATAGCAATCCTGATATCACAGTTTATACAGAGTTAGAGTTTGGTAAAGATGTTATCAGGCCGGGGGATAAGATTAAGATTAAGAATGCTCGCGGTTATTTTATTTTTCATAAGTGGGCGCATAACTCGCATCTTGATGTTACTTGGATTGATTGCATGAATCCAAATACAGGTGAATTTAGATCGTTTTATATGGATACTCTAAAGGGTGTTCATCGTGCAAAGAAAAGCATAAGGAAGAAACTTGGGATCTGAATTAGAAATTGCAGAAAGATTTGATTCTATGAATAAAGTAGTTGAAGAACTACTTAAAGGGTCTAGTCCTAAAGAGATTGCTCTGCATCTTAATATGTCCCGCGCCCTTGTTTCAGAATTAATTTCTGAGTGGAAACAAATTATTCATAATGATAGTGGTATTCATAGTCGGGCTAAGGAAGCGATTGCTGGAGCAGATCAGCATTACGCCATGATTATCGCTAAGGCTTGGGAAACAGTAGATCAAGCAGATTCTAATCAACAATATTCTGTTAAGACTCAGGCTCTTAAACTTGTTGCTGATACAGAGCAGAAACGTCTTGACATGTTGAATAAGGCGGGCGTGCTTGAGAATAGCGAACTTGCTGATCAACTTATAGAAACAGAAAGAAAACAGAAAATTCTTGTAGAGATTCTTAGAGATGTTACTTCTGATTGTGATAGATGCAAGCATGAGGTTATGAGTAGGCTTTCTTCTGTAACTAATCAGGCAGAAGTTATTAGGGTTGATTAATGTTTGATGATTTTCTTCAAGTTTTAGATGGGGATGAGTTCGAAGAAAGGCCCGTACCGATTGAAGAATTTGTTGTGTCCAATGATTTCCTTGGTCTACCTCCGCTTTCCCAATACCAATATCAAATGATTAAGGCTTCTACGCAAATTTATAAAAAAGAAACTTTAATTAAATTGTATGGGGAAAAAGAGGGTAAAAAAATATTTTCTCAAACTTGTAATGAAGTTATCTTTCAGTTAGGGAAAGGTTCCGGTAAAGACTATGTTTCCACTATTGCTTGTTCTTATGTAGTTTATTTATTGTTATGCCTTAAAGATCCTGCTAAATATTATGGCAAGCCTCCCGGAGATGCCATTGATATTATCAATATTGCTATCAACGCTGTTCAGGCTAACAGAGTTTTCTTCAAAGGTTTCCTTAACAGGGTTGAACGCTGCCCTTGGTTTGCCGGAAAATATGATGCAAAGGCAAATAGTATTGAATTTAAAAAGGCTGTCACAGTTCATTCCGGTCACTCACAGAGAGAATCTTGGGAAGGTTACAATGTTATTATCGTCTTCCTTGACGAGATTTCCGGTTTCGATATAGAATCTACTAGTGGTAATGAACAGGCCAAGACTGCTGGAGCCATTTATCGAATGTATCGTGGATCTGTAGATTCTCGATTCCCTGAATATGGCAAAGTTGTACTGCTTTCATTCCCACGTTACAAGAATGATTTTATTCAGCAAAGGTACGAAGAAGTTATTGCTGATAAAGAAACTGTTATGAGAACTTATAAATTTAAGATTGATTCGGAATTGCCTGATGATATAGAAGAAAATTATTTTTCTATTGAGTGGGAGGAAGATCATATTAATGCTTATAAGATTCCAAAAGTGTATGCTTTAAGGCGTCCGACATGGGATGTTAATCCAACAATTAAGATTGAAGATTTTACTGTAGCGTTTTATTCTGATCCGGTTGATGCACTTGGTAGGTTTGCGTGTATGCCTCCAGATGCTCAGGACGCATTCTTTAAGTCTAGAGAAAAGGTAGAGAAAGCATTTGCCAGTCTCAATCCCAATCTAGATGAGAATAATAGATTCCAAGAGTGGTTTAAGCCAGAGTCAGATAAAATGTATTTTGTTCACGTTGATCTTGCACAGAAGCATGACCGATGTGCGGTAACAATGGCGCATGTGGATTCTTGGAAAAAGATTCGCGTGGGCGGTCAGACGACAGAGGCAGCACCATTTATTGTTGTAGATGCAATTAGATGGTGGACACCTAAATCTACTGAAAGTGTAAACTTTACAGAAGTTAAAGATTAT